ATGAACTTCATGAGCATTGAGTGAGTACATCCAACAACTCAGGTGAAAGACTAGAGGCGTAAAGCCCTTGTTTTTTCATCTTAAAGGTTAGCAATGGGATGAGGACAGACTGAGGTAGGAACCCTATGTTAGGGAACTGCTTCAGACGGCTCAATCTCCATATACCACCGTTGGGTGATACGACACAAGGCACATTGACCCATTTACCTTTACCGCGAACAGCCGGGTGGCTGGACCGTAAAGTATATAGGTTATGTAAACTGGAAAACATCTTATGACAATTAACATCGCCTATTCGGCGTTGTCGACGAGGGACGTAAATGGGAACATTTACGTAACATAAATCCCTGACATCGATGTTATTTGCAGCTAAGAAGCCCCAGTGTTTATCAACGATACGATATCGTGTAGTTGTAGCGATATCGCTTTTCATCTGCTTCTCGCGCCATTTGCAATCATAAACGAAATTGTCCATGTGCAAAGAGAAGTCTACTGGTTCGGGCCCCTTACAAAGTACGGGCACGACAGCGCAGATGTCCGCGTGTGCTATCTTCAACAAATCAATCACATCATCGCTGCATTGAGATGCTTTGATGATTCTTAACAATTTATTGGCTGTAACGATAACGTCTTGGAAGCAATTCATCCAACGGAAATCATGAGATATAATATCCATGCCGTTGAACTGAAACGCTCCGCAAGACTCACGGTACAAACCAGTTAAGAAAGTTTTCTTGTGGTTTATTTGAAATCCGATAGTACGAACAGTGTCAATGAATCGGTTTGCAACGTTTGCCTTTATGATGACATCGTCCCCGTAGACACGGGAAGTCGAGTCAAACACCCTTGCTATTGAAAGCAAGAGGAGAGTCATAGCTTCAAATGTGAAACCATTCCCCATTGAGGACAGCTTGAGAGGACGATGTTCTATCCCATCAAGTGTAACAGTTGCAGAACGATACGTTCGTAAGAAGTACGCGACGTGAGACGGAAACAAAGTCTCGACGACCCACATCAACACACTATCAGACGCATTTTTAAAATCGATGGTAGCATAATCTAAGTTCCTGATCATGTACGCATGCAATTCTTGTGCATCATGATATACAATAGAGTGCTTGTTTCTGCCCACGCTGCTTTGGCCTAAATGGTTACCAGCAAGTGTAAGGCATCGGTGAAATTCACCGGCAAGCCATCTTTGTAAGAGCATGTTGAAAGTAGGTTCAACGTTGATAAAACGGTCAGTTTCTTGGTTCTTCGGGACAGACGCCCCGCGAGCTCCAGGAACTATGGTCAATATACACCGGAGGTGGCGAGAAAAGGTATCATAACCTAGTTCGTCACACAACGGGACCATACGACCGATATGTTTTCTGGCAGCGGCTTTTAAACCGCGATTGTAATATACCAGATGGCATACGTCATCAACGACGTCTTCAGTACAAGTCCAGTGTTTTAACGAAGCAAGCTTCGCGTATACTGAAACTTCACCAAAGGCCGAGATAAATGACTCACCGGGGGAGAACTTCAAGTCGATGTTGTTATAATCGAGCTTAAAAGTTTTTAACCAGGTGGAGAGATTCATCTTTGCTTTACGTAATGCATACCCTTCAGGGTGAGTCCATAAGTTATCAAACAAAGGGACTTGTTTCAGTTGCTCCTCGTAATCGAGGTAACTTTTAAAAGCAACATCACGCAGAGACCGACTAGAAGGTTCGCCGAATTTGTTTAGAATTCGGTGACCAACGGTTATGTCAGACGCGCGAGAGAAACATGTTTCTGAAGAGAGGGTGTCACTAGCGAAAGCTGGTAGGTTCAGACTCGATAGAGAAGCACAAACACTAAGCATAGCTTTATTTGCCACGGCAATAATGTGTTTATATTTCACTACGTTGTTAGGACCACTAAGATTACCCTTTACCTCATGCTCACGATTTTTATGTCGTGGGCGATGAATCTTCGATTTCTTAGAAGACATAACATGTCACTCCTTAACCTGCTGTTATTACGTCAGGTGACGTGATGATAGTATCAGGGTCAAGGAAACCAAGACCTGCATTCTTCGTAACAAAAAGTGCATCAACATTACGTTTGTGCGCTTCCCAAAGCTCTTTTAGTTTCGGCAGGTTTTCCGCCGTACCAGAAAGCTCTGTACGAATTGACTGCGGTTCGTTAGGCATGATAACGCAAGCATCAGCACAGCCTTCAGGCTTAGGTGCTGGTTGTTTGTACAAGCTTACGTAAGTACCTCTAACGTGGTTCAGTGAAGCTGCGCCTAGTTGCAGACTCTTGCGAGAGATTGCAGCAGAAAACACAGTTGACAAACGAGTCGGATCAGCCCATGAGATTTTCTTGGTGTCTAATGAGATGATTGATAATGGTTTATAAGCCATTTGATGTTACTCCTAAAGCGACGCTTTAACGCGTCCCGATTGATTAATTAGCTCGACTGATCTTTAAACGTGATCGTGACCATGTCAGTGACATAGCGTCGAGATAACGGAAAAGGTTAAGCTCTGGGCGAATTACCAATCCACCACAAAGTCTCGGATCAATAGTGTTCCGAGTGTAAAAGTTAGTTGAAAGTTCAACATAGGCACCAGTTATACCTTTATAAGTATAAGTGGATGTAGAGTCAAGCTTTAACGAAGAAGTCGCTCCAGATGTATCGGAGTAACCACCAGTGTAAGCAGCGATGACATCGCCAATGTTGATGAACCAATCAACGACAAAAGATAGGGTAAGAAGTTCCCACGCCGTGGAAAAAGGATTCGAAGACATGGTCTTAGAATAACTATTCTCAGGGCGAAGACGTGACTTAACCATAACTTTAATTTCCCGAGGTATTTCTACAACGGGTTGGTTAAGCCCCCAACCGGGGTCAGGGGTAAGAGTCATTGGTAAAGTGACTCGGTCCCGCGAAGTTATATAATCTGACGTAGCACTGGCAATTACATCCAGCGCATCCTCAGCAGTATATACAAGCGGCATAACCTCGTACCGGAACTTCAACCACAGACTAGACATCTGTGTTGTGAATTCACGATACATTTGACGGTCCTTTCTTTTACGATATCGTTCGAGGCTGGCCAGTTGTTTCTGTTTCTTGTATCTTAGCTTTTGTTTAAGCCAAGGTTTACGAGCACGAGAAATTTTCTGGTCAAACGATTTGATAATCTCGATTCTTCGAGCATTAACATCTTTGCCTAATTCGTTAATTTGACGTTGACGAGATTTATTTAAATAAAATCGTCCGCGCTTAAGTTCAACTATTAGGTTAGCAAGATAACCCAGACTGTCTAGCATGCTAGAAACGGTCTTAGGGATCTCGGCCATCGTGGTAAGAAAGTCTAATCTCTTTCGATTGTTGTTGCCCCACACCTCAGTAACTAACTCAGGTGGTGGTTCATACTCTTTCAATTGCGGATACAATTCACTAGCGTTCCAGAATTTTGGGATGACCCAATCACTCGTATACGTTCGTGTACGTACTTTAACAAAAGAGGTAGTCCAAGGCTCAATATAATAACGAGGCTTGTAATACCAGCGCGTACCAGAGACAACAAAACCGGCAGAGCCTGCCAGACCCACCATAAGGTATAACGACCCACGAGCAGTAGACGAAATGTCTTTAATGCCCGCGACGCGTTTGACCCTTACGAAACCTTTTGACCTGTACGGAGCGACAACGATCTCACCAGCCTTTTTACGGGCAGCGAAATTGGAGTTCGTACTTCGTATCGGTTCTATCTTAAGTTCAGAGATTTGATCTTCTGGCTTAGGTGGTAGAACTGTCAAAGGTACCGCATATCCAGTATAATGTACACCAGAGCCTGACGGGTTCGGTTCCTGTGAAGGGCCGACAACGTTACGACGGGTGTCCATTACGACTTTAAGGCGCGCCAAAATAGCGTCCTTAAGGGATTGCGGAAAAGTATTAGCCGGAGCTGGAGACCAGGTTCCATCAGAAGCATAATCCTCAGTACTACTGTACCGAGGCTGAAGCAATGATGTATCTATCTCATAGACTCCGGAATTCTTTTCGAGTGTGAATGGCATAGCATGATCCTCATGGTTTGACCCATGATGTTTCACGGATCAAGGAAAAGAGTAATGATAATACATAAACAATGACGCCAGAAATGTTCCTGGACAAACAATGCATAGTATGATCACGATATGGTAAGAGCGTTTATTCATACGCCTCCTGATAAATCAGTCCATTGTGAGATGAGCTGCACCGACCTAAGTCAGTACATAATGCCGAACATGCTGAAAAACAGCATGAGCAGTTGCTCATCATTATCTGCTTTTAGCAGGTAAAACGCAACGCCCCAAGCGGGGC